TCGTTGGTGTATTTCAAACCTATCTTAGCCATGTGCACACTTAGGGTTATTTCATTGAACTTTTCTCTATACTTATCAGAAACAGAAAATATGTTATCATCTCCTAAAGCTACGAGGTACACGTTCTTATTGAAAAGCATAGGATCAAGCCCCATACTGATCCAACAACATCTAAATGCGATATTATTGTACATAGTATTGACAATTGCAGTCAAAGGATTGCCACTAGGCAAACTGTTGTACCAAAAATATAGTTTGTCATCATATATATGACGAGAACTAGTAATCTCGGACCAAAGGCACATACGGATGTAAGTTTCCCTAGGATTAAGTCCATACCAATCATTGATAATAGTGAGAATCCTATTCAAAATTTCAACCTGTTGGCTACAATCAAAAGAAGAGAAATCACCAGCACCAATGCATTCTTCGTCACTACTCTTACTGAATCTTAAAAGCTTGGAAGCTAGTGTATTCCAATCATTACCATAGGGATTTATACCTATTGCTGATCCCACGTTAAGATTCATGTGACAGAACTCATCCATGAAACTTCCAAAATATTTCCTAAACAGTAACAACATTATGAAAGGTGAACCACTAAACATACGAGTCTTACCTTGTTTAATTTTCTCAAAAGGTCTAATCTCGTCTTTTAAATTATCAGTGTACAAGAAGAAAGGTCTTGTTCCTTTTTCATACATTTTCTCGTAGCGATCAACTTCAGTATCAATTTCATTAAATACCATATCGATAACATCAGTATCACCACTTGCAACAGCTCGGAAATACTTTTTCTTGAGATCATCTTCCGCAGGAGTATTGTATGGCCAACCACCACTGGAAGAAGAATCGACAGAATTCATATGTTCTCCAAAACTACCTAAAGCTTCTCTAGTACTTATAACAACTCTATCTCGTAAAGTACTATTATCAATCAACTCATAATAACTACCAACAGCCAATCCTAGGGTTCTAAGATTTATAGCTACTGGTTCTGGGTTGTACTTGGAAATAGCTATTTTGTGTGGATCCAGGTGTTGTCCTCCTATTGTTGCAGGACCAAGTAAAGAGGTC